TCATTCAGGTGAAGTGCGTGATGTTGTATCGGCAAAGCACTTGTGGGAACAGATTCTAGAACTACGTATGCACACAGGTGAACCATATATTCACTTCATTGATACGAGCAATAGAAAATTACCGAAATGGTTGAAGAAATTAGGTTTGAAAGTACATCAATCAAATCTTTGCTCAGAAATCATTTTACCCACTAACGAAGAAAGAACGGCAGTTTGTTGTTTGTCTTCATTAAACTTGGAGTATTATGATGAATGGAAAAATGACAAACAGTTTCTCAGAGATGTGGCTGAAATGCTCGATAATGTGCTACAATACTTTATTGACAATGCTCCGGATACTGTGGCAAGAGCCAAGTATTCTGCTATGCGTGAGCGTTCTATTGGGGTGGGTGCTCTTGGGTTTCACGCTTATCTTCAGAGAAACAACATAGCATTTGAAAGTGTAATCGCCAAAGTGGCAAATAATAAAATGTTTAAGCATATAAGAAAGGGTTTAGATGAAGCGAATCATCAATTGGGTAAAGAACGAGGAGAGGCTCCAGATGCCGTTGGTACGGGCTTACGCTTTAGCCATCTTATGGCTATTGCTCCTAACGCTAGTTCCTCTATCATTATGGGTAATACTAGCCCTTCTGTGGAACCTTATCGTGCCAATGCTTATCGTCAGGATACTTTATCTGGCTCATACCTCAACAAAAACAGATACCTCGACAGACTCATCAAATCAAAGTTAGGTGAAGTTGATGGTGTACTTTCTGAAAAGTATAGTGATGTTTGGTCCTCTATTATTGCTAATGATGGCTCTGTTCAGCATTTGGATATTCTTTCTGACATCGAAAAAGAAGTATTCAAAACATCAATGGAAATAGACCAACGATGGGTTATTGAACTTGCCGCTGATAGACAAGACCATATAGACCAAGCACAATCATTGAATCTGTTCTTTAGACCAGATGCACATATTAAGTATCTACATGCTATTCACTTTATGGCATGGAAGAAAGGTTTGAAGACTTTATACTATTGCCGTTCTGAGAAGATTGGTAAAGCAGATAAAGTGTCAAAGAGAATTGAAAGACAAGTAATTGAAGAATTAGATATGACACAAGTTGCACAAGGCAACGATTGCCTAGCATGTGAGGGTTAAATGAAAGACATTAGAGTATTAGTACAAGCAGGAGGAGACGTAAAAGATTTTGTGTTTCCTATTGTTTTGAGTACACCCGATAGTAGCACACTTGCTACCATATGCAAAGGTCAAGAAACTGAAGTAGTCGGCAAAAAGGTCACAATTATAGTGACTGCTGACCTGACTATCAAGTTTAAAAACCCAAGAGCAAAAAGGCCATACATTGTCTTTATTGATTCTGAAAAAGGAATAAAAAAGAAAGTAAAGATGTATGAGAAGATTAATGCTCATTATGAAGATTGGACAGGAACTCATTTCTTAGTGGTACGCAGAAAAGATACCGATAGAAAAGAATTCTTATTATTGATTGCAGACGATAGATATATTAACACATTGATAACACATTAAAATGAAACCAACAATCGCTATGTTTATTAACGACCCAAAATGCTCAGTTCAATCTGGCAATGGGTTGATGAGAGCACTTGGCGAACATTACAATTTCAAATTATTCTCAAAGAGTGAAATGGAGGAAGGCTTCTTTGACAAGAACATTGACATCGTAGCCTTTCCTGGTGGATTCGGTGATTCAGATTCTTTCGATACACTACTTAAAGAAAATGGTAGATATGTAAGAAAGTTTGTGAGAAAGGGTGGTAAGTACTTAGGTATCTGTATGGGTGCATTTTGGGCAGGTAGACATTACTTTAATCTATTAGAGGATGTAGATGTGTTCCAATATATAACTCAAGAAGATGCTTGTACAAGAAGACCCCATGCTAAAAATATGCCGACAGAATGGTATGGCGGTTTGATGAAACACAATATGTTCTTTTATGACGGACCTACATTTGTGGGTGATGGTGAGTTCAATACACTTGCTACATATTCACAAAGCGGATTACCTATGGCAATCAGACAGAAGAATATTACATTGATTGGTTGCCATCCTGAAAGTGAAGAATTCTGGTATGATGGTTATTCTTATATGAAAGGTAAGTATCATGGTGGTATTCAACACGACTTACTACTAGATGTAGTGAATGAACTTATGGGGATAAAATGATTGTAATTGATTTGCTATTTGCAGGATTTATAACGTGTATTGGATGGTGGGGTGCAGAGCATTATGTTATTGAGCCTTATTTCCCGCCACCAATCGAACAACAAGAAACAACAACAGCAACAAAGAAATGAAAAAAATACTACGATTTACAGCAGAATGGTGTAAGCCATGCGTACAGTTAACTGAGAACTTAGAACGTGCAGATTTAAAAACACCGCTTGAAGTTATCGACATTGAGTCTGATAATATTCTTGCAACAGAACATGGCGTTCGTAATTTACCGACAATGATTATGTTACAAGACGGTAAAGAGATAAGCAGATTAGTAGGACTCAAAACACCTAAACAAATTAAAGAGTGGGCAAACGAATGATTAAAAAAGCTGGTACAAATTTAACAGACACAAGAGATTCATTTAAACCATTTAGTTATCCTTGGGCTTATGAAGCCTGGTTGAAACATGAGCAGTCACATTGGTTACATACAGAAGTGCCAATGATGGAAGATGAGAAAGATTGGAAAAAGAAACTGACTGCTGGTGAGAAAAAGTTTTTAACACATATCTTTAGATTCTTTACTCAAGGCGACATTGACGTTGCCGGTGGTTACGTTAAAAACTATCTACCACATTTTGCACAACCTGAAGTTCGTATGATGCTTTTAGGTTTTGCGGCAAGAGAAGCATTACACGTTGCGGCTTATTCTCATTTGATTGAGACTTTAGGTTTACCTGATACAACGTACAATGAATTCATGGAATATGCCGCTATGAAAGAGAAGCATGAGTATTTGTTAGCACAATCAAACGTTGAAGCAACTGCATCAACAACTGCTAGAAATATTGCAATGTTCTCAGCGTTCACAGAAGGTATGCAACTGTTCAGTTCGTTCATTATGCTCTTAAACTTCCCAAGACATGGCAAGATGAAGGGTATGGGTCAAATCGTCACATGGTCGATTGTAGACGAAACTCAACATACCGAAAATATGATTAAATTGTTTAGAACATTCATACAAGAGAATCAAGCAGTTTGGAATGATGAACTCAAAAGTGAGATATATACAATTGCAGAAAGAATGGTACAATTAGAAGACAAGTTTATTGACTTGGCTTTTGAGATGGGACCTATGGAAGATTTAACTTCAGAGGACGTTAAAAAATACATTCGTTATATTGCAGACCGTAGATTAATCTCTTTAGGTCTAAAAGGTGTTTTCAAAGTTAAACGTAATCCTCTACCTTGGGTAGAAGAGATGATTAACGCACCTACACACACCAACTTCTTTGAGAATAGAGCAACTGACTATGCGAAAGGTGCTTTGAAAGGACATTGGAAGGATGTGTGGGCACATTAAAATAATAATAAGGAAATAAAATGGAAAGACAAGTAACCGGAGAATGTAGCAGTTGTGAATCTCACTATACAATTGCTTTTGTTGAAGAAATAGTATCGGAAGAATTACCTGAGTATTGCCCATTTTGCGGTGAAACCATTGAAGCCATCACGGAAGACTATATAGATGATGATGACTTCAATGAGAATGAGGAATGGGACAACTAAATTGGAAATATAAAGAACAAGAATTTACCGAAGAAATGATTGGCGACAATTATGGCTTTGTCTACTTAATTACCAATACCGTTAATGGTAGAAAATATATCGGTAAAAAGTTCTTTTATTCTAGCAAGACTAAACAAGTCAAAGGTAAGAAAAAACGTTACAAAATTTTTAGTGACTGGCAAACTTACTATGGAAGTAGTGAGGAATTGAAAAAAGATGTTATAATACACACAAAGGAAAACTTTACTAGAGAGATAATTCATTTATGCAAATCTAAAGGTGAATGTGGTTATCTTGAGGCTAAAGAACAATTTGTGCAAGGTGCTTTGGAAAGTGATGACTATTACAATACATGGATTATGGTAAGAGTAAGAAAGTCACATATTAAGGAATATAATGCTGGACTATCTAAAATTAGTTGAAGGTTACGATATATTATTTTTCATTCCTAATGACGAGCATGAAGATGCTATGACGGTCAGAGGTGAAACATATCTCGATAAAGGGGAAGAAATTGACCGCACATCGGTAGGACCTTCATGGACTGTAATGTTGTTTAAATACAACGAAGAAGGTATGGTAACAGACCTAGAACGATTTGATGCGGTACTTTCAGAGCCTAGAGAGTACATTTCGACACTTATACCGGATGACTGGTTTGGTGTTGTTGCTAGAAGAACAACAAAGTCTGCCGAAATAATTGAAGATTTATTTGACAGCCTTAAAAAATTATGTTAGAATCATACATGTAACTACCGAAAGAATATATGATTTTAATTGATATTAACCAAGTTGTGCTATCAGGACTAATGGCACAAATTGACCAGAAAAAACAGTTTGATATGCCGGAAGATATGTTCAGGCATATCGTATTAAATATTATTCGTTCACACGTTAAAAAGTTTAAAAACAAATACGGTGAAGTTATCATCTGCTGTGATAACAGAAAATACTGGCGCAAAGAAGTCTTTGAATTCTACAAAGCAAGCCGAAAGAAGAGCAGAGAAAAGTCTAAGTTAGATTGGCACTACATATTTGATATGCTGACTAAATTTAAAGACGAGATTAAGCAAAATATGCCTTACAAGGTTATTGACGTTGAAGGTGCAGAAGCCGATGATATTATTGCAACTCTTGCCGAAAGTTCAAACCCAAACAAAGAAAAAGTTCTAGTGCTGTCTAGTGACAATGACTTTCTACAACTTCAAATGTTTAAGAATGTCACACAATACAATCCTGCAACTAAAAAGTTCTTAGTTTCCGAATCACCAATTCAAGACTTAAAGTTAAAAGTCATTCAAGGTGATAAAGGTGACGGCATACCTAATGTTTTATCTCCTGGTGACACGTTTGTATCCGGTGGAAGACAGAAAGCACTAACAGAGGCTAATCTTGCTCTGTTACTCAATACACCACACGAAGACTGGTCTGATGATGTGGCTAAGAAAGGATTTGAAAGAAATCGTCAACTGATTGATTTCAGATACATACCGAAAGAACTTAAAGAAAAAATTATAAACGAATACAAAACAGTAAAGCCTCAATCAAGGCAAAAAATGTTCTCTTATTTCATTGATAAGAGACTGACTAATCTAATGGATGTAATAGAGGAATTTTAATGGCTACGAAAAACATATATGAGATATTCGATGAGTTCGAAAAGGCAAAAAGCCATCAAGAACGAATGAATATCATTGGTAGAAATTTAAGCGGTACACTTGTTGAAGTTTTGAAGATGACTTTTCATCCGGAATATCAATGGAAGATTACAGAGTTACCGAGTGACTACAAAATACCGACAGACCAATTACCAGGTCTTACATATGACACAATAAGTAACAAAATTAAAAAATTATATTTGTTTAGAGAAGGACATCCTACTGCAAATTCTCTAACCCCAAAGAAACAGAATGAATTACTCATTCAAATGCTAGAATCACTAGAGCCTCGTGATGCTGAGGTTATTTTAGGTATCTTTAACAAAGACCAAGGTGTTAAAGGTTTAGATTATAAGTTTGTGAAACAAGCATTTCCAGCAATGTTGCCATAAGGAGGTAAATTAGGTGTCAAAATTTTTGGGTAAGTTTCGGAAGGACCAAGATACTTTAGAAGATTACAATGAGTATCAAAGGAATCGTAAGAAAAACAAAAAGAATAAGAATTTCAAGCATTTTGCCGATATGGATTATGCCGAACAGGAGTCTATAACTTTAAGACCTAGAAATAGAAAACCGTTGCATTAATACAACATTGCCTTGACAAACCTCCACAGGTGTGCTAGAATTGAAGTTCTGGAGGTTAGAAATGATTATACATCCTAGTTTTAAAAAGACAAAGAAACATAAACTACCAAAAGCAGTACGTGAACAATATGAATCGTGGCTAAAGTCACACACACCTGAGAAAAAAGTCGTTATGAAATCTGAAAAACTTGTCTACAAACTTTCTTCCTCACCAAGAGGCGAGACAGTTCGCTATCCTTCATTAAATACCGGCTTAGCCGTTGCAACAAAAGCACCTGCTAAAGTTTATACGGGTACAAAAGTGATGGGTATTGCAACAATGCACAAATCCAACGCTGTTCCTGTGTTTAATAACGAAGAAGCCGTTGCAATTTCAAGTATGAGACGATAAAATGAAGAAAAAAACATCCTTTGTTGTAAATTTGCAACGTCCTCATTGTCGGACACCGATAAAACCTGTACAACCTCATAAAATTGAGGTAAAATATGCTCGTAAACCCAAACATCCACAAAAAATGAGAGAAAATTATGAAAATTAACCACAAACCACTCGACAAAGTGATGAAGGCATGGGGTGAGAGCATTGAAAAACCCAATTTTTCGAGAATTTACAATGTAGAAGACCTTTTTGAAGACATTCCGGACAATCCTGACGAGATTTTATTCAAAATTCCCGATGAGGTCCTTGCGGAAGCAGGATGGCAAGAAGGAGATGAGATAGAAATCAACGCTGAAGGTCAAACTTTAGTATTAAAAAAGAAAGATGTTGCGGTAAACACACAAAGTACTTGACCTTTGGGCTATTTCTGCTATAATAGAGTCTTACTTATAGGAATGTTATGCAATTAATTCAATCAAAATCTATTTTAGCTAAACTGATGGCTACTGAGAACCTTCTCGTTGAAGAACGTAAGTGTTCTACCGCATCCTTTGATGTCAAAAATCGTATTTTGACAATTCCGATTCTTAGTAAAAAACTATCAACCGAACTTTACGACTTATTCACAGGTCACGAGGTCGGTCATGCACTCTATACACCTTTAGAAGGCATGAAAGCCGCTATCGAATCTAAGACTGTCAATCCTGGTATTCTAAATGTCGTAGAAGATGTACGTATTGAAAAGAAAATTCAATCTAAGTTTCCTGGTCTTAGAAGTTCATTCTTAAAGGCATACAATGAATTGCTTGACCGTGATTTCTTTGATACTGCCAGTAAAGACCTCAATCAATTAAATTTCATTGACCGTATTAACATGCACTCTAAAGGCGGTGCTCAACTAC